GTACCAGAAATAATTTTACCAGCACAGGTAGAACAAGCACCAGCCCTACATGAATATGGAAGATCAATTCCACCTTCATCAGCTGCATCTAGTAGATATTGATCGTCTAGACACTCAACGGTTTGATTACCGTCGTTGGTTTGAAAAGTAACTTTATATGAAGCCATAGTAGTTAAGTAAAAGTCTTCATAGTACTATACCATAGCACTACAAAAAATACAATACTATGTATCAGAATCCGAACGCACCAAAGAAAAATACACTACCACTAGTGGCATAACTGACAACAGCAGCAACAAATCCAAGCATAGCAGTGCGTCCATTCAATTTCTCCGCTCGTTCAGCATAAGTTTCATAACCATATCGTTCTGCGGCAGTTGGATCAACATACATTCTTGGTTCAGTTGCCCACATGTTCTGTTGTCCACGGTCATTGGTTGTTACAGTCATTTACTTAATGTTATGAAACTTTACATATTATATAGTAAAAAAGGAGCCTTGTCAATAGTCCATGTTGCCACCATATCTGATGCAGGTCTTTTTGTTTTCTGCTGATGACCTACACCACTGTCTCACATAAGCATCTGCATCCTTATCCATTGTAAAGTGAGCATGGTTATGCAATGCTCCTATTGTAATCAGGATTCCAATAGTAATCAGATTATAGTGTGTAGCAGGATGAGTAATAATTTTTAGAAAATAATCTTTCATAAAAAAAGGGGATGCCGTCGCACCCCCAGTATAACATCTAGATGTTTATTTTATATGGAATATCAGAAGGAGTACTTGACACCCAACTTAGCACCATATCCACGGTCAATATCGTCATCACCGGATCCGATGAATGAGACTTCACCATAAGCACCGAGAGCATCAGTGACAGCGAGTCCAAGACCTGCCTTACCTGAAGGAACGGTGTCACTTTCAGCACCGTCAGGAGAGACTACACTAGCACCACCTTGGACGTAGTATGAAGCAGCGTCACCAAGAGCACCCTCATAGCCCACGTGAAGGTCAGTGGTAGTTCCGCCGTAATCGGAACCAGACCAACCAGAATTGGCTTCTACATTAACATATGGACCTGCAAGGGCAGCGCCGGCGGACATGGACAGTGCAGCAGCTGCTGCGAATACAGATTTGATCATTTGAATTACCTTTAGTTACTTGCGGAATGGTTACCCGCAGATGAGTAGAGACATCGACTTGTCTCGTTTTATTACCTTCTGTCATATTGACATAAGGGTAAGTATTTATACCAATTAAGGTTTTCGGATATTCGGTTATCCGAAAGCGAGTGATCGGAATTGAACCGACGACATCTAACTTGGAAGGATAGCGTTCTACCGCTGAACTACACTCGCAGAAAAACCGAAATTAATCTTCGGTTAACATAATTTTATTAGAATCATCAAAGGAATCAATGTCTCGATGACCAAACATGAATTCTTTTAGTTTTGTTGCTTTACCCAATGAGATTTTGTGATGTTCAATAACTTCATCTATCTCAGATAACATTTCCTCATAACACCGGCGAGCATCTACTCTTTCATCGGAGAGATAGTCACCAATAGCATCACCCATACGACACTTTCGTTGATGTTCATAGGTGCTGTTTTCACCTATGTAGGGAGTTCCATTAAGTTTCATAGTACTCTGTGTCGAACTCCCATATTATAGTGGATTTACCCGTCTTTGTCAATTCATGAATCCATTCTTTTTAAGCCACTCACCAGTTTTAGGTGTTGGTGTGTACACATTCCACATCTTACCGGAAGCACAAGCATCCAATGCTTTAGCGGTCATACCCTCAGTTCTTCCAGCCCATCCTGCTTCTGCTTCCCAAGGTACAGCAGACTCAGGGTAAGTGCGTTCTGCCATAGTTCTCCAGATCATAGGTACTGAATCTTCTGGTTTAATAATAGCAATAAAACTATTGTTAATTGTTCCAGCCATACAATCCTGGGCAGCATGCCATCCTTCATGTCTTGTGACGGACATGAGCGTGCTCTGACGATGCATAAATGATTTATTCAAGAAAAAGTTATTTCCAACAGTATGATAAACTCCACGATGACCAGGAGGAAAGTATTTTTCGTTCGCTAAAAATACACCAACTCCGATTTTATCAAAAGACTTGATGATGTCGTTAAACTCAGCAGCAACACTACTATAATTACTGCTGGGATAAGTATTTTTAATATCTTGAATACTTCTGATTCTGTTAACATCTTCGGTACATTCTTGTAACAGCATGCACCCCATAGCATCCATAGTAAAGTATCCCTTAGTAGGAGCAGCTGCAACTGGTGCGGCAGCAAGAATCAAAGCAAGTAGTAATTTGTTCATAATTTTCTCGTAATGTTTAATGCACGTAAAAGGACTTGAACCTTCACGGGATATCCCACTGGAACCTAAACCCAGCGCGTCTACCAATTCCGCCATACGTGCGAGGAGGGGGAGGTCATCCCCCAGAGCAGGCTCGCCACCTATTTAGTTTTAGTTGTAAATAGGAACCAACCACACGGAAGGGGTCGAAGTGGATCCACCACTTGCTTTTTTACTGGAAACAAGAAACCAGGCGGTAACGTAATCACCCGCACCAGGGTTTTTTAAGTCTCTCCATGACTTCGGGATTGAAGGGGGACCTTCACCGACCAGGGCACTTTTAAAGTCTTTCCGAGACTAAGCCACTTACCCGACTTGAACGGGTGACCTGATCTTTACAAAAGACCTGCTCTATCCAACTGAGCTAAAGTGGCAGAAATAAAATATTTAGTTGATGGGGGATGAGGGGATTGAACCCACCTTAGCCGAATTATGAGTTCGGTGCATTCACCAGATTGCTAATCCCCCAATAGGACTGCTGGGAATTGAACCCAGTTTACCCCGTTATAAGCAGAGAGCATTAACCAATATGCGACAGTCCCTTAAGATCCTTCGTTGTTGTGTTCTGTGTATATGCGTATGAGTTCATCATCCGCTGGCATCATTACTGCTGCTTTACCATCTTCGTTAATTACACCAAGATGTTCTCCGTTTTCAACTCTCTTCATTAGTTCATCCCAGTTTTCCTGAAACTCTTTGATAGTAAATACTTCCATGTTTTAATAGTTATAAATCGGGGAGACAGGATTTGAACCTGCGACATCCTGCTCCCAAAGCAGGCGCGCTACCAAACTGCGCTACACCCCGTTTGGATGTCCCTTATTATAGTGCAGGAACAAACACTTGTCAAGTAATATTCTTGAAGTCTTCTTCAAAAATAGAAAGTCCTGCATCAGTCAAGACATGAGTATACATCTTGTCGAATACAGCTGGTGGCAACGTACATACATTAGCACCATACAGGAAACAACGAGATACATGATGCACATCTCTCAAACTGGCAGCAAGAATCTTGGTACGTACACCATGAGTACAATACAGACCAGAGATAGCACGAACAAGTTCAACTCCACTAATAGAATTGTCGTTTAGACGACCAACAAAGGGTGAGATGTATGTGGCACCTGCCTTCGCTGCCATAATTGCCTGAGCAGCACTGAAGCACAAGGTAACATTAGTTTCAATACCATCATCAGTAAGAACTTTACATGCAGATAACCCATCTTTAGTGAGAGGCAATTTGATAGTAACATTTTGTCCAACCTCAATATATTGTTGGGCATTACGAATCATTTCTACATCAGTATCACCATCAACTTCAGCAGAAATACTTTCAAACTGAAATTCAGAAGCAAGTGTCTTAATAAAATCAAGGTAGTTTACACCAGACTTACGAACTAGTGTAGGATTTGTAGTGATACCATCGACTAGACCAGTCTCATAGCGTTCAGAAATTGCTTCGTAGTCAGCAGTGTCTAGAAAGATTTTCATTTAATTTTCTCCAGTCTGGTAAATTGCTCGTTAAGATTATAGTATAATTTATGGTTTTCTGTCAATACATAATAACCAACTATAGATGATCCATTACATTCAAATCCATACCCTTTTACGGTTTCTTCTTTATCGTCAATGCGAAATTTTTTGTCTCCGTTAAGATACGAGTGGTATCTTTCATCTAAGTTAATCATAGTTAGTTACCTTTCTTCAAAATTAAGTTTTTTAATTTTTCTTTTGCGTCTGCTTTCTTGATACAAAAGATCTTCCTCACTAAAGATTGAGTGAGATTTCTTGTTTTTCTGAGGTATCCCGCTCACTACCTCCACTAATGATAAGTTGTTCCCGCTTATACTTGTACCACGGATGCTCGTACAATTGTGGCACCGGCAACTTCTCGTTTTTGTTGGATGACTCTCCAATTGCATCCCGCAATTCTTGCATCTGATTACTAACATTTTCTATCATAGCTCTTAGATAAGCTAGTTCTAGGTGAATTTCGTGTAGATTGTCTTTGATTTTTTCTTTGTTCATAGTATAAATGATACTAATGCTCGAAGAGGGATTTGAACCCCCGACACCCTCCGTGTAAAGGAGACACTCTACCACTGAGTTATTCGAGCGACTCCTCCACCTGGACTCGAACCAGGGACAGGGTGATTAACAGTCACCTGCTCTACCAACTGAGCTATAGAGGATTGAACGACTCAGGTTGGGGTCGAACCAACGACCGACTGCTTAGAAGGCAGTTGCTCTATCCACTGAGCTACTGAGTCTTAAGTTCTTTATTGAGTTTAAAGTAAAGTTTGTAATACCTTTTCTTTATCTCATTAATGGTTTCCATGTCTTCTTGGAACCCCATACACTTGAGGAGTTGTGAGGACCCTTCAAGTTCACTGATCAATCTTAACACATTAACAGGGTGTCTGTCAAGTCCCCCAAATTCATATTGTGAAAGATTAGATTTCATATGTAATACGCTTCAAAGTATTTTACAATACCATCGCATCTAACATTTCCTTGAGAAACCCAATCATGAGCACATCCCGTGATTGATTCCATACTATATATTGGTTCACCATTGGTGTCAAGTTGAGATCCAAAACGAGAGAGAAGAATAGAATAAGCTTGTTGTCTTGTCTTTAATTTTTCGTCGCTGTAACGCCAGTCGTTAATCATACCAATACCATTTTTTTAGTGTAATCATATGAATAAGTTTCTCTATAACCTTTAACACCCCAACCCAACCAGTAATAAGCAGGTTTCATATAATACGAAATACTTTGATCATGTCCTTCAAATATAGGAAGAGCACGTTGAAAGATAGGTTCGTTAATCATCCACCGAGTTTGACCTTCCAAACTACTAGGGTCACAAACATACTTAGCACAGAAGTTTCCAAGACCTTTGTA